TTGAATAAAAGTCTGCTGAATTTTTGAGAAAGATTTCGGAAGAGTTACGTATACCACAGTGCGTGTCATTTAATACTGCTAGTTTCATTGTTACCTTCAAGTGCTCTCATAATATTTGTAGGGTCTTCAACTTTACGGATTGTGGCATAGTCACCATGTACAACCCATTCTAAAACATCTCCTTCGGTCCACTTCATAGTAGACATAAGGTCGTCAGGAAATGGTAGAACCAAATCTTCGCCGTCCTCAATCACTGTAGTGATAAATGTTTTACTCATTCATAAACTCCGTCAAGTCAGAATCAACTGAAACTCTACGTTTTCTTTTTACTTTTTCTTTCTTAGCGTATTCTTTTACTTCAGAATCAAAAGATTTTACTTTATCAATTCTATTTTTAAGTGTATCGATAAATTGGCCTGCAATATAGTTGCTCATTTCTCCGCCATCTTCAGCCGTAAGAAAGTTTTCAATACCAGAGTTTGTGAGGTAATTCATTTTTATATCCTGCTGCTTCTTTTCTTTCGCGATTCTTCGAAGAAAAGCATACCATGTAATTTGTGTAAAGTATGCAAAAGCATTTGGTTTGCCTGTTCTTGTCGCAGCAGATATATCGTAGTTGTTTATAGCCTTTAAGCAATTTTCAACAGCATCCATGACCATCTCTTCGCGATATGTGTAGCGAATAAAATTGGCTTTGTGAGACAAACCCTCAGCGATTCGTAAGAAACACTGTGCTATATAATCAGGTACTTTTGGAATTTCTGTTTTTTTCTCTTTGGCTTTGTCAACTACTGTGACGTAGTCTACGACAGCTTGAGAGAAGTCAGCATTATTCACGTAGTGTATGCTAGCTCGTCTTTGTCGCGCCATAATAAATCTCCTTCAAAAAATATAATAATATTATACCACTATTTACGCGGATTGTATATAGTTAAATTATCTTTTCAATGCTAAAAAAAGTAGTGTACAGGATACAGTTTTTATGGTATAATTAACTGTAGTTAAGGGAACGGGGATACTACTCAATGTAGCGTGTCTATAGGTTTCTTAAACCTTATTACGTTGTCCCCTAGATCTTCTTCTAGTTCCTCTTCTTCTTTACTGAGGTGATATTGAATATAATCTTCCAACTCGTCTTCGTCAAGCTCTCCCATTTCATCCATATCCAAATCAGTTTTCTTTATGTCTTGCAATTTCATAAGTTTTTCTACTGTTGCACCGTAATGCTTAAGCAACGATTCAGATGGAGTAACTTCACCAATTATGTGAGAAGCATTTACAGTGTGAAGCAATTCAGGATTTTCAGCAAACCCCATCCACGGCCTGAATGCAAAAAATCTTACTCCTTTATCGACGTCTTCTCCTTGTATGAGCCTTAGAGGCGCACGCATTATCATAGCGCTGTTTTCATCTGTATCCCATTCGAGTACTTCACAAATAATTTCATCATCATTTGTAAGTTTAAACTGCTTTATAGATGGCGGTCTCATATCTCTACCTTATAAGTTTTGTTGTTAAACATTTCTTTCTGGTATATTCTGAGTCTTTCATCAGAATGTAACATTGCAAAATTCTTTCCTAAATTATCTATTACGTCATAAAGTGTTGTTGGTTCGTTGTTATCTGACTTTCTTAATCCTCGTCCAATCGACTGAAGAACTCTGATCTGGCTTTTCGAAGGTGAAGCAAAGATAATGTTGTGTAAATTCCTAATATTAATACCGGTACTAAAAGTACCCAAAGATGCGACAATGATAGCATTTTTTTGCTTCTCTACTATACCGCGAATTGCTTCACGATCGGATGTTGCAACTTGTCCTGATACAAAGAACACTTTTCTATTTTCATCTACTTTACTATTTATACTCTCGAATAGCGGCTTTCCATGCTTCTCCACATAGTTGAATAACACCAGCGTGTTACCCTTTTGATCACATGCTAAATTAGTTACGAATTTGTTTCGTTTCTCATTTCCCACGATCCATTCAATTTCCTCCTGATACGTTTTCGTACCAAAGTTCCGTCGCTCTTCTTCACCATAATCAAGAATGATTCTCTTGATGTCCAGTTGAGCCAAGGTGTCATTATCCTGTAGAGCTTTTGTAGTGGTGACATTAAAAATCTTTCCAAATAAACCCTGCAATACCAGTTCATGTGTTTGTGTCCCATCTAGTGTTCCTGTTGTTCCAAACCTGTATTCAGCCTCTGTAGCTTTATTCATGATTTGCATTAGAGATTAGATTTAAATCCATGGCACTCGTCTCCAATAATCATTCCGAATTGTTCAAACCATGCTCGAGGTAGCTTGTAAATCGATTGCCATGTACTTACTACAATCGGTGCACCCGGATCTTTTTCTTTACCCGAATATATCTTATGAATTAGTTTACTAGGACAGCCATAACTTTCAAAGTCTGATGTCATCTGTTCTACGAGCGACGTCGTCGGAACAATCACAAGTACTCTCTGCTCGCTATCGCCTCTTAACATACCAAGAAAATATGAAACAAGAACATAAATAATTAGAGATTTACCAGAACCAGTAGGAGATACTAAGATAGCTCTTCTTTTGCGTAGTCCTTCCATAACTGCCATAAATTGATATTCACGTAACTTGAAAGGTAAATTCATTTTTTCTATAAAACGAATAATTTCTTTAGCCTTTACTTCGTCTTCAGCATGTGGCATACCATAAGAAGTGCGTATCGGTTCTACATCGTATCCTCGAGTTCTACAGAATTGAATAAGATGATATACTAAACCGGCCGGAAGCTCGCCCGATCTTTGATCAAACAGACGTATCTTTCCATCCCATACTCTTCTACGATATGCTGGCATAAACTTATACCCAGGAACATAAAACGAAAAAAACTCATTCAGTTCTTGTGCAGCAGAATAATCACAGTCAATATGTAGATTTGCGTGATTTAGTTTCCGGACTCGAATTGCTTCCATCGAATAATATTACCTATTGTTTGGTGACGCCATTTAATTGTATCAACTATGTCGCTGAGTGTTTCAACGAGTATTTTATAATATTGTATCTTTTCTTCTGACTTTTGAATCTCTGGATCTGCGTCGTAGTAATAATCCATATCACCTTTCATAACTTTTAAGCCATTGAAAGGATCAGGATTCCAACCTAATTCTTCTACTTCTTCTTGAGGCATTTTTCCATTGTACCACTCCCACTTTTGTTTCAGTAGAGTCTTTTGTGAAAACTCTGCTCTTTTCAAAAGCAATTTAGCATTAGCTAATTTTTCGAGATATTTGGAATGTAGAAGAGGTGTTTTACGAGAACTTTCATCGAGATGCACATTATCAATTACATTATCTTGTGCCCATTCTTCGAGCACGGCTTTCAAATCAATCATTATATAGCTCCATCATATAGTATTATATATCAACCTTATTCAAACTCAAAATACGTAAATCTAAAAGACACATTAAACGTAATAAACTCGGTGCCTGTTGCAGTAGATTCAAAGTTAATATCTCCTAATGCTACTGGACAACACTCAAAGTATCTAACCTGTTTTGTCTGATTGTTATGACTTGACAGAATAGACAGAGTAATATCAGAGTACGTCGGTGCTTGTGTACTCGTTCTATTTATAGCTTTCACTGGAACATTATCTACGACTCTTCGAATCCAAGAATACATTTCGTTGTAGCCGGTCATATCTTCATCAAGAATGATATTACAGCTCAATTCATTGAATGTTAATGTACCACCAACAATAGGAACACCTGATATCTTACGGAAAGGAACTTCCGATGGATTAAGAATCATTCCTGGGTGTGTAACTGTTTGCGCGAAATACTCCAAATTAGGATAGTTATCGCGATCAATAACCAACTTATATGAGGTTGGTTGTAAGTAATTAAGATTTGTAGTTAGATCTGTCATACATCTATTTATACTAGTTTAGATACAAAAAGAGGCGGCCGAAGCCGCCTCAGTTCGATATTTGTTCTTCTTATGTGAGGATGTTGTCCACACGGAAGATACGATAGTATTGGTTTGACCGGGCTGCTGCCAGACCGCTTGCTGGTGAAGTACCAACGAATGGGTTTGAAGCCATTCCATAGCGAGTCTTGAAACCGATCTTCGGCTGGAATGTATCTTCACCGACCGCACGAACCATTGTGAGTGGTACGTATGGGCAATAGAATACACCAGCGTCGTA